AAAAACTACACCATCATCAGAATGGAATGACACTAATTATCATATAGCAAATATAATGCTTAAAAATATTGAAAAGCTTAAGAGTATTGACTGCGAAAACGGCGAAGAGACTTATAAGAATCTAGCTTTATTAGTAAACGGTCATAAGACTACTAAGACTATAAAGGAGAAAGAAACAATGGCAACCGAAAATATTGGTGAACCAATTGTACTAGAGACTGAAAAGAAGGCTACTACAACTGAAACAGTGGTAGAAAAGTCTGACGTCTCAGTAGTAGTTGGCGAAAATAGAGCAGAAAGACTAGTCCAGAAGGCTGGTGAGACTGTAATGAAAGAAGCTGACGAAGTTGATCGTAGAGGTGAGGTTTCTCGCCAGACTCGTGAAGAGCTAGAAGAACTTAAGTCACAGATTTCAAAGTATAAGAATGAGATTAAGGCTATTGCTGAAAGCAAGAATGTATATCAGGAGCAGAGCCGTAATACTTCACGCTTCACAGAGAAGCAGATGGCAAACGCCTTCCTACTATCTAAGGCTATGGGACGTCGTGACCCATTTGATACAAAACTTGGTAATCAGATTAAGGCTGTTACCTCAGTTGATCAGTTCCTACAGAACTTCTCAACTAACATTTATGAAGAGATGGAACAGCAGCTAGTAATTGCTCCTATGTTTGATCGTATTCAGGTTGATGCTAAGACATTCCGTGTCCCAGTAGCAAACGAAGATACTGATGACTATGTAGCACAGTTTGCTTCTGGAACTTATGCAACTGGTATTGGCGATACTACAAACGTACCAACTTCAAACCAGCATGCAATCTCATCAGTAGATTTCACACCACATAAGTTCATGGTAACAACTCACCTAGCCAAGGATGAAGAAGAGGATACAATTCTTCCTCTAATCGACTTCCTACGTCGTGCTGCTACTCGTCGTCTATCACGTTCTATTGATAAGGCAATCCTACGTGGTACCGGTGCTCTAACTGGCTTTACTGCAAACCCAGCTACTACATCAACCTATGCATCTGTTGTTAAGGGTATTATTACCATGGCAAACCAGGTTGCAACTGACGGTCTAACAGTACGTACTGCTGACGCAACTACTAAGGCTTCTGCCGCAAACATTGCTTCAGCCCGTGCTAAGATGGGTAAGTATGGTCTACAGTTAGGTGACCACCTAGTATATCTAACTACAATCGAAGGTTATAACGAGCTTGTAACAACCTCCGATTTCCGTACTGTTGATAAGTTCGGACCAAATGCTACTTACCTAACAGGTTCAGTAGGCGCTGTTTATGGTATCCCAGTGGTAATCACTGAGTTCCTAGATAACGTTGGTTCAAACTCAAACAACGTAGGTGCTCTAGTCTATAAGCCTGGCTTCATGATTGCTGAGCGTCGTGGAATCGAGATTGAGAGTGAGTATGAGCCACGTCAGCAGGTAACTGCTATGTATCTATCAACTCGCTTTGACTTCAAGGCTCTATCAACTGTCGGTAGCGGCGCTAACGTTTCATCAACTTATAGCTACGCTTCAACAATTAGAACCCTAGCCTAATAGGATAGATACTAATTAGATAAGATAGAAGAGGGAGGCGGGTTATCCTACCTCCCTCTTTTACTATAAAGAAAGGATTAAAAACATGTTAAAAGAGATTATGCACTTAGATGACGAGACTGAGGCTCGTAGAATTTTAATGAGATTAGGAAATGGTCTACCTCAAGTAGATGCATTCATTTTAGATTGGAAAGCTGCTAAAGAAGAAGCTAAGCCAAAGCCTACTATTACACAAAAAGTTGTAACAGCTACCAGTGTAGTTAAGGAAACCGAAGTACCTACACAAGCTAAGGTTGTAGATAGCGAATAATAGGGAGTACATTTATGTCTAATTATGGCAAATACCCGTATATCACATTAGGACAAATAAAAAATTATTTAAATATAACAAGTTCTAACGAAGATGCAAGATTAAGTAATCTTGTATCTTATGCTTGTGCAGCTGTAGAAAATTATATCGGTTTTGAAGTATTAAGTAATAATTATTCAGAAGTTTTTGATGGTGGAAAAGCTTCTGTGTTCGTTTCTAGAATACCTCTACAAGCAGTACATGCGGTTAATGAATATGATGGGTATGCCTATAGAAGATTAAATAACCCACAAACTGATGGGTCATCCGTAACACGTTTAGAATCTGGAAATTCAGTGTTAACTACTATTGGAAGTCCTAAACTAAAAACAAGATTCAAAAAGTTTGGCTCTTCTTCTGTGCTATTTAATGGGAGTACTGATTACTTATCTATTGGGGATTCCGATAATTGGTATTTTGGAGATAGTTCTTTTACTATTGATTTACAGATTAGAGCTAATTCTTATAGCTCTAATCAAACTTTTATATCTCAAACAGAAGATGATAATAATTATTGGTCTTTAGGATATAACACTGTTAATGGCTATAGTTTTAGAGCTTTATCTGGTGGCATAGAAGTAGCTAACGTCACTCATGCAAATACTACTGGATATGTATCTAATTCTTTTCATCATGTAGAAGTAGTAAGAAACGGAAATATTTTTAAGATATATAGAAACGGAGTTGAGCTTGGAACACAGGTTACTTCTAATGTTATGCCTGATATTAATGGCTCTTTAGAGATTGCTAGACAAAATGTTTCTACCTCTTATAACTATTTTAAAGGTTTTATTGATGAATTAAGAGTATCTTTAACAGCTAGAAATACTGATGACTTTACACCACCTTCTTATCAATACTCTACTGACGATGATACAGTATTACTAGTTCATTTTGATGGTCCTAACGATACACAAGAATTTTATGACGACCATGCTACTGTAGAACAGTTTATGTTTTACCCAATAACAGGTGAGATAACAAGAAATGTTGGAGAGAATACTGGAGATTATAACCTATCTTTAGTAGGGGCTAGAACCTTTAAAAACTTTCCTAGAGGTGTAAAAGTAGATTATAAAGCTGGTTATGATGCGGGTTCTGTACCGTATGACTTATCTTTAGCTACACTAGACTATGTTAAAATGCTACATAAAGATAGACAAGAATCTCAAGGATTTACTTTTCAAGGAGAGAATATCCAAGATAGAGCACTAAGTTCTAACTTCCCACCTCATATTAGAAGAATTTTAGATTTATATAGGATTTGGACTTAAATGAGTATTTCTACTGATGTTTATATTCTAATTGAAGGTAAAAAATTTACTATAGACCAATTCATAGCTTTTAGACAGCAAATTGGTAGTATAAGAGGAAGTGACTCTTTAACTAAAGAAATAAGAAAAGACTTAAATAATGCTTATAAATATTTCTCTGACGTTACTGACGCTTTAATTGCGAATGCGGTAGGAGCATCTCAAATTACAGCTTTATCTGGAAAAGGATTTCAAGCAGATAATATAATAATAGAGGATGACGGTAGTTTTGATATTTCAGAGAATAAAACAATTAAAACTGAGTTAGTAGGTAACTCTATTGTTGGAAATAAAATAGGACTTGGTGGAATAGATTTATCAAGTATTACAAATATAGCTACTAAAGGAGTCGCTCAAACACTTAAAACACAAGAGTATGTTCAAGCAACGGAAGAATTTGCCTTACCAGTAGGCAGTGCTAGTAGAAATATTTTTATTGATATTTTAGTAAAACAAACTTCTGAAGGTAGAAAAAAGTATTTAGATAGTTTAAGTTCGAGAGATGACAAGTATGGTAGAGCTGCTAATCAGTTAATAACTAATATAGAAACAAAATCTTCAAAAATATACGTATCAACACCTGATTCAAGTGGTAATTCAGTAATAAGACAAATAGGCTGGACTTGGAAAGATATATTAAATAATCCAGCTGCTTCTTTAGTTATATCTAAGGATGGAAAATTTAATGTAATATTTAACGAGAAACTAGTATCTGATGCTTTAAATAACTCTACGAAGACTACTGCCTATAAAAAACTAACAGATGATTTTGCTAAAAAAGTTAATGATATAATTGCAAAATCTAAATTTACTTCTGGTATATTTAAAGACTTTGAAAAATTTGAGCTTATATTAAATAAAACTATTAAATATACGAAGGGTTCCGTAAAAGTATATGAAGCTACTATAAAAGAGAAAAGTATTAAAAGAAGCGTATCTAAAACTAGTACCCAAAAAACTATTTCAGATGCCCAGTTTACTGCTCTTGTACAAAAAGACGTAGAAAAGAAAATGCCAAAAGGACCACTAAGAGGTCCTCCTCTAAGCCCTACGATATTAACATATCGAACAGGTACTTTTGTTGATTCTATTAGAGTTATTCAAGACTTAAGACAAAAGCTTATGACATATTACTATGCTCCTAACTATAAAATACACGAAAGAAAAGGGGCAAGAGCGCCTAGATTTTTGCTACAGTCTTCAATAAGAGCGACAGTACAGCAGGTTTACTCTGAGAATTTTAGAATTCTTAGGGGTTTCTAACCTGGGTAAGAATCCGTTTTAAGAATTTAGTATTTGCTTTATAAAAATCAATTTGATATACTATGAGAAGGTAGAAAAATAATGGCTTTAAGTCGAAGGAAAGAAATTACTGAGTTCCTTGTTCAGGAATTTAAAAAGATAAATGGTAGTTCCTCTACTTTCGACCCTAACTACACATATAGTACAAATGTGTCTAACAATGTTTTTCGTCGCTTAAAATTCCTAGATGAAATTAATGATTTCCCTACTATATGTGTTAATGCTGGTTCAGAAGCTAGAATCTATAATACAGTAGGTTTAATTACCGGGGAACTAACCTTAAACGTAAGAGCCTACTTGAGAGCAGAGAATCCTATAACAGCCGCAGAAAATCTAGCAGATGATATAGAACATGTTATTTATCACTTAGGAGATGAATCTAGTAGAGGAATACTTAACATAATTATGCAAAGTGTTTCTACAGATGAAGGATTAGTTGCTCCATTTGGAATTTTAGAAATAGATATTTTAGCAACATATCAATTAAATATATAAAAGGAGTTTATTAATGGCTGCGCAACTTAATCTACAAAGAAATACAAAGGTTTTCGTCTCTACAGTTGACTTAGCTAGTGGGGCAGCAGTGACATCTGTTGTACCTGCTAATACATGGCAGGTTGAGATTCTTGCTGGATACGCTGTATCACAAGCTACTGCTACTCAGGATATTACATCTCTAGAAAGCGGTAGTTCTCCTGACCGTTCACAGCAGAGATTCAATACTGCTCTAAATCCTGTTGATTGGAATTTCCAGGCATATCTAAAGCCTACTGGTGCAGAGAATACAACATCTGCTGGTAAGATGCATCGTTCTGGTAATTCAATGCCAGTTGCTGACTGGTTCTTATGGCAGTCAATGATGAGTAATACTCTATTTGCTTCTGGAACTGCTCCAAAAAGCGTATGGCAAGATTTAGGTAAGTTTTCTCAAGCAACTAGAAGTGCTACTGCTAACGTTTATGACCATAGCTCTAACTTCTCTACTGCTAATGAGTTTCATATCTATTTCCAGATGGATAACGTTATTTATCAGGTAGCAAATGCTACAGTTAATCAGGGCAGTATTGATGCTGCTATTGATGGTATTGCAACTACAACCTGGACTGGATTTGGCACTAATCTAGTAGAACTACGCGATACAATAAGAGATAATGCTGTATCAGTATTCGGAGGAGTACTAAATAGCGGCTCTTCCGCAGCTGCTAACTCAAACGCTTACTTAATGAGTGCTGCTGCTTCCTATCATCCTTGGAATAGTTATAATGTTGTAGGAACTATATCATCTGCAAGCTTTATTAAGAATAGACTTTCTACTATTGAAATTACACACGCTCCTACTGCTACTGCAAACCCAGTAACATTTACATTCCCAATTACTGCACTAAGTTTTGATTATAATAATAATATTACTTATCTAAGCCCAGAGGAACTAGCAAGCTTAAACGCTCCAATTGGTCAGTTCTCAGGTGCTCGTGCAATTTCCGGGTCTCTAAGTGCTTATCTTCGTGGAAACTCTGCTGGTACTAACGACAGTGCTCAGTTCCTAAAACAAGTTGTGGAAGATAGAAGAACCTCTTCTTCATCTACTTCTACTGCTAATTTAAGAATTGGCGGTTCTACAGCACCATTCTTTGCAATAAAGATGCCAGCTGTATCTTTCGAGCTTCCAACACACACTATTGAAGATATTATTGGCGTTAGTGTTAACTTCTTAGCCCAGGAAACTGCAAAAGGTACTGGCGATGAAATAACACTTATCGTAAATAAATAATTAAATCTTTGCTGAGGGGGCAAAATTTAATTTACAGGCTGGTGCTCACTGTTAACAATTACCAAATTTGCCCCCTCAGTTTGGTATGAGTTGAAACAAACAGTGAGCACCTTCTTTATTATAGAGGGGAAATAAAAAAATGAGTAAAATTAGTAAGTTAATCGCAAAAGAAACTGTTATTGATGTGGAATTTCCAGATATTGACGGTTTCGTAGTACAGCTTGTATATCTAGGTAGGGATGACCTACTTAAGATTCGTAATTCAAGTTTATCCTATAAGTTTAATAAGCGTACTCGTCAACGTGAAGAAGAAGTTGATAATGAGAAGTTTATTGAGGAATATGCTCGTAAGGCTATTAAAGGTTGGTCAGGTTTAAAAGTAAAAGACCTTCCAAAACTTCTTCCAGTTGATATTAGTCAAATGAATCCACAAGATGAAATTACTTATACAGAAGAAGACGCATTAGACTTATTAAGAAGTTCAACAATCTTCGATCAGTTCGTTACAGACGCTCTTAACGATTATGAGAAATTTTCTATTAATAAGAGAGACGAAGACGCAAAAAACTAGAAAAGTATCTTAGGCATAATTTTCAATCCGGAGGTTTAACATCAGACCAGTATATTATGATGTGTGACGAGATGGGGTGGGACCCTAATCCTGATGAAATACCGCCTGAGGTACACGAATTAACTTATGAAGCTCAACAAGCTCTACGATTATTTAATGCTCTACCAGATAAAATTGAAGGAATGAATGGGGTTTGGTTAGGTAAAGATTTTGCGGGACTTGGAGACATTATGCGAATATACAAAATCGAAGATAGTGAAGAAATTTTTAATTTACTATTACTTTGTATAAACGAAGCTCAATCTCATTACGAACAACAAAGAAAATATCGTGATGCGAATATAAGGAAACATTAGTGGCAAGTTTTATTAGTAATATCGTAACTAAATTTACTGCTGAAGGGGCTGATGCAGTAGCTTCTGCAACAGATAATGTAACTAAATCTCAAACAAGATTAGCTAATACCTCAAGTTCAACAGGTAGACAATTTGCCGCCCAGTCGCAAGGCTTGGGCGGCTTAGTTGCTGCCTATGCAGGCGCTGCTGCTAATATATTTGCTATTACGCAAGCTTACGAGGCTTTAAGTAAGGCAGCTAGAATAGAGCAGACTATAGAAGGTACAAAAGCCCTTGCATCTCAAATTGGAGAAAGTAGTAATTCTATTATTACTAGTATTAAAAATATCACTAATGGACAACTCTCAATTGCTAAAGCAGCAGAAATAACTAACTCTGCTCTTTCTGCTGGATTTGATTCAAAACAGTTAGTAAGTTTAACTGAAGTAGCTTTTAAAGCTTCTAGAGTTTTGGGCAGAGACTTATCAGATTCAATAGACCGAGTTATAAAAGGTACAGCTAAACTAGAGCCTGAGCTTTTAGACGAACTCGGTATTTTTACACGTATACAACCAGCTATAGAAAAATATGCTGCTAGTTTAGGAGTCAATGCTTCTTCTCTAACAGAATTTCAAAGACGACAAGCATTTGCTAATGCTACTATTGAAGAAGGTCAGCGTAAATTTGGTGTTATAGCTATTAGTTCTAATTCTACTCAAGCATCTTTTGAAAAACTTGCTGCTACTTTCTCAGATTTAACTCAAAAAATTGGAGCAGCAATAGCTGGTACCCTTGCTCCTGCCTTAGACTTTTTATCAAAAAATATCGGAACCGCATTTTTAGCATTAGCTGCTGTAGGCTCTATTGTATTTAAAAATCTATTAGGTCAGGTAGGTGGTTTTGTTACTGGTACAGTAAAAGGTCTAGAAGATATTGCTAATAGTACTAAATTAACAGGTTCTGAGTTAGTTAAATTTAGTGAGGCTACTACAGCAGCTCAAAAAGCTGCAGGAACAGAACTTAAGGGTAGATTTATAGGTGCCGGAGGCGTAGGTACTTCAGGTAAAGAAGCTATAGATAGAGCTAAAGCTGGTGACGTAAGTAGGACTCAAATGGCAGCAGATATACCTGTATTAAAAGCTCTTGCGGAATCAGAAGCAGCTTATCAAGAAAAAGTTAAAGATAGTACTAGAAGCAACGATGCTAAGACTAGAGCAATAGCAGACTCTCAAGCTAGAATGGCTACTGCTACTACTATAGCTACTCAGTATGGTATAGCTTTGGATACTGCTGGTAAAGGAACTAAGATATTAACTGGGCTAACTGTTGGACTACAAACTGCTATGCGCTATGCCGCTGTCGCAATAAATATAGCAGGTACAGCTCTTAATGTTATAGGCATAATTATTGGAGCTGCTCAATTAATAGGTACAATATTTGATATTGATATACTTGGAGCTGTAGGTTCTGCTTGGCAAAAACTAACAGAAAGTAGTAAAAATTTACAAGCAGGTATTGAAGGTATTAGCGCTTCTATTCTTAATGCTAGTTCTGATAGACTACGTGGATTATTTAGTTCTAAAGAAATAGAAGCAATAGCTAAAGATGCTCAACAAAAAATAAATGACACATTAAAAATATCTTCTGATTCTATAACAGCTCAACAAAAGAAGGTAGCACAAGCAACGGCTGAACTAGGACAGGGGTCAAATATAAATCCTCAAAAATTTCAAGGAGTAGTATCTAATATTGCTAATTTAAATGATGCAGACTTATCAAAAATTAATAGTGAATTTAATAAATTTGGTATAATAGCTGAGAGAGTAGGAAATACTACTAAAGTTAGAATTAATGATCTACAGACAGGTATTAATGGTCTAACAACTTTAAGACTACAGCCTCTAGTTGCTCAATTAGCTAGTGTTGAAAAACAGATAGAAGTTACTCCTAAAGGGTCTCCTAAGCTAAAAGAATTACAAGCTAGATTAGAAGGTTTAAAAGCTGCTATTATAGCTACGGAATCAGGGGCACCTATTTTTGCTAGAGTTGCTGGAGAGTTATCAAAACTAACCGATATACCTACCTCTAAAATTACAGAAAGCTTACAAAGACAAAAACTAGGTATTGATAGTTTAACAGGTGCAGCTACGTTAAACGGAGTAGCTGTAGGAAAACTTGTTAATGACCAACTAGATTTAAATAAGACATATGAATCATATGTAATATCTACTACTAAAGCAGAAATTGCGTCTAAAGATTTAAGTGATACCTTTGCTACAGGTAATGCAAATTCCGAAGGAACGTCTAAAATATTAAATGGTCTTATAAATTCTACCAAAGAATTAGAGAATTCTACTAATAAGTTAATTGAAACAGATAAATTAGAAGGCGCTGCTAAGGCAGAAGCTATAGCAGCATTGGAAAAACAAAAACAAAAGACACAAGAGCTAATTAAGACACAAGAATTTTTAATAGGTAGCGAACGTATGAAAGCTTCTCTAGAAAAGCAATTTTCTAGTGAGAGGCAAAACTTTGAAGAAGGTGCTGCAAAAGGTTTAATAGATTTAAACGGTAAGATAGCAGAAAGTGACCTTGAAGTAGCTAAAAATAGAATGAGTTTCTTATCTAACGCTATTGCTATGGGACAAGAAGCTAAGCAAGCTTTAGCTGATGGTAATTATGACCCTAAACAAGAATCTACTCTAAAAAATAGATCAGAGGCTGCAAGAGTAGCTGTTGAAGCTGCTGTAGGTGCTTCTTTTAGTCTTGCAAAAATAACTAAAGAAATTAATAATGACTTAGATAAAAGACTTAAGACTTTAGAAGGAGAGACTGCTGAATTAAGATCTCAAAATGAGTTATCACAAACTAGAAGAGATATAGCTCTTACTATAGCTGATGCTGCTAGAGTTGAGGCAGATAGACAATCTTATGTAAAAGATGTTCTTGAGGTTCAAACAAGAACAATACAATCAAGAATTGATTTAAGTAAAACTGAGCTATCCATAATACAAAGTCGTTTAGATGGAGAACAGGCTATACTAGAGGCTAGAGGCAAGTTAGCTAAAGCCGGTGCCGCATTAGCAGTAGCAAAAGAGGAACGTGCAGGGGCTAACGCTTTAGGGCCTCTTAAGCTTCAAGAGCAGACTCAAGCAGCTTTACCTAATCTATACTCTAATAAAGAAAAATTAGATCTTGCAACTGCTATTGCAAGAACTGAGTATGATAATGCTATTAAAATTATTAATCTTAAAGAGAGAGAATCTCAGGCAGATTTTGCTAATCAAATTCGTCTCATTGATATGCAAAAGCAAAGATTAGAAGCAGAATTAGCTTCTAAACAAGACGAAATTAAAAATACTATAACTCTTCAAGCTAACCAAGCTAAGATTAATGAAAGTAATCGTACTGCGGAAGCTAATAAACTATCTACAGAAATTAGTTTAGCTGATAAAAGACGTAGTGAGATAAATCAATCTTTACAGCTTGAAGTAGATAAGGTTAATATATCTAAAGAAGGTAGATTACAAGAACTTGAAATTTTAAGACAAAGATTAGATATTGTAAAACAAGAAGCTACTACTTATAAAGCTGCTATTGAAGGTAATACTGAGTGGGTTAATGGCTACATCAAAGCTGTTAACCTGCAAAAAGGTGGTAATTTAACTGAGATTAAAGTAAAAACTAATTTTGATACTATATTTCAGAATGTCGAACTTGCTGGTAGAAAATTTGATGAAAGTAAGACTAAAATTGAAGATATTGCTAAAGCAACTACCGATAACTTAACTAAAGAAGCAGAACAAAAATTATCTATATATAATAAAGATATACAACAGCAACAAAGTGCTTTAGAAAGAGTTAATGAATCAATTAGAATACAAAAAGAACTAGATGATACTGCTAATAGTTCTAAAATACGAGAGCTTGAGCAACAAAAAGATACTATTAAAGCAAGAATAGAGGCTACAACTATTGAAAGAGATGCTAAAAAAACAGAAGCTGCAGCTAGTGCAGAAGGCTTTGCTAAACAACGTGAAGATCAGCAGAGAACTTTAGAAGCTGCTTTACAAAGTATAGCTATACAAAGAGACAGTTATTTAAGACTTGCAAATGAGATAGCAGGTATTATAAATAGTAACTTAAATAAAGGTGTCGATTCATTTTTTGATGCCATCAAAAATGGAACACTTACTCTTAAAAACTTTAAAGAGGGTGTCGTCGGAGTATTTAGAGATATTCTTTTTGATATTGCTAAAGCTGCTACAAAAGAACTATTAGTTAAGCCTATTACAGATGCTATTGGTTCAGCGCTAAGAACAGGCCTTAATGGTTTATTTGACCAAAAAACTGCTGATGCTATAGTAGGCCCTATCACTAAAGCCTCGACAGGAGCTGCAGGAGATTTAGCAAAGGGAGCTGCCGGTGCTGCTACAGGTCAATGCGGCTGTATAGGTGATGCACTATCTAAAGTTGCTCCAGGGGCAGCAGGCGCTGCAACTGATGCTGCTACTAAAGCTGCCGCCGAAGCGGCGGCCAAGACAGGTACGGATGCTGCTGTTAAAGCTGCTAGTCAAACAATTGAAACAGCTCCAGCAGGTATTTACGATAATATTTCTAATCCTGTTTTAGCAGGAGCAAGCGGTTATACTCCTGCTATTCCTGATATTTCTGGAAGCTTAGTTACTAGAGGGATAGGTCAGTCAACAATTCCCGCTTTTGGTACTCAGCAGCTAACTAGTCCTGCAGAGTTAGGGGCAGCAGGTATTACTACTAGTATGGCCCCTGCAGGATTCCAAAGTACTTTTGGAGTACCTGGGTCTTTTGCTGGTGGTAATACGTACTCTACAGGAGACTATAATACTTTAACAGGTACTTATACGAGAGGTAGTTACGGTACTACTGGACCTCAAACATTATTTCCAGGAAGAAACCCAACTACAGGAGGTGAGTATACCCCCGGACCTTCCTCTGACTTAGGAGGCGGTGTTGGAGATAAACTAAGCGGTCTCGGAGACTCTATTGATAAAACTAAGGGTAATATAGAAGGTCTAGGTACCGCCTCTATTGATACTACTGGTGGTATGCAGGGGGTTATTGCAGGTAGTAATTCTCTAGTTGCAGCGAAAGATGTAGAAGGTGCTGCTTCTGGAACCCTTACTTTAGCTAAAGAAAGTGAAGAAGCAGTTACTGTCGCTTCAGAAGCGGTATCAGCTACTGACAATGCAGCAACAACAGCTTCTGCAGGGGTAACTGAGTGGTTTACTTCAATGCTTACTAGTGCTAGTAGCGCTGTTACTAGTTTCATAGCTTCTCTTGGGGCAGGAGGCGCTGCTTCAGTAGGCGCAAAAGCAGTAGCTGTTACTAGTGCTTCAGGGGGTATGGTTGATGGAACATCTGGATGGAGTAGATTTGCAGGTGGTGGTCTCAAAATGAGGGACTCCGTCCCTGCACTACTTGAGCCAGGAGAGTTCGTAATGAAGAAGTCTTCTGTGGATTCAATCGGTCGTTCCGCTATGGAACGTATGAACGCAACAGGTCGTTCTGGAGGGCCTACAAATATTAAAGTTCAGGTTGAGAACCAAGGACAGCCAAAAGAAGCTGAGCAAGGTCAGACTCAGATTGATGGTGAGACAGCGATTGTTAAACTTATTCTTAAGGACTTAAGTTCAAACGGACCAATTAGACGTACAATAAGAGGGGGCATGTAATGGCGATTTACCCAGATGATGCAGTAGTACCTGCTACTGCCTACTCTACATTAACTGGAGGTATAAACTCAAGTGTTAGTATAACTACTAGTCTTGGGCCTTATACACTACCAACTGCTGTTAGTTTTGCAGGACAGGTGGTAATAACTAATAATTCTAGCGGTCTTATAGTGCCAGTTAGCTCTTACTATTTAACAACAGCAGCAGGTACCACAATAACATTTAATAGTGGGTCTAATCCTGGGACAGGAACATACACTTTTCGTTGTGTAGACTTACCTGCTAGCTATAGAGTAATTTCAACATCTCCTACTTTATCAGTGTCTGCCGTTCGATATTCAAGTACCTCTGTTACTGTAGGAGGTAACGCATATGTTACTAATGGAAGCACTAGAACATTTTCTCTACCAGAAAGTGCTCTAGGAACTGTAAATAATGGTAACTTTTTACTAGTCTCTAATGCCGGTCTAGTAGTAAATACAGGTGCATATACATATCCAGGTACAGGAACAAATTATAATACAATAACTTTTGGTACTGCCCCTTCAGCAGGTGCTATAGTTGAAATACGTGCAACTTCTACTGCACGACAATACACAACTAGACTTACAGATATGAGATATAGAAAGCCTAGTAATGGATATAGTACCCAAAGTCAATTTAGCGTTTCTAAATGGTCCTCAC